CGTGAACGAGCCGAACACCTGAACCGCGACCGTGCCGAACTCGTGCCCGACCGGGTACTCGCTCCAGCCGTCGAGCGCGAGCTTCGTCTTCGCCGCGATGCACTCGACGAGTGCCTGCGTCTGCATCCTGACCAGCGACGTGCCGCCGTGCCAGACGTCGCACGCGAACGACGGGTGCCCGTCGACGACCCGCGCCTCGGGCGGCGTCGCCATCCCGCCGAGCGACCTGACCCGCGCGTGGAACGCCTCGGCCTCGGCGAGCGTCCAGAACGACGCCTCGGCGTCGTGCGTCGCGCGCGCGTTCACTTCGCACCCCGCACGTCGAACCGCTTCGTGCCGTACAGCGGGGACCAGCTCGCGACCGTCGCGACGGCGACTTCGCTGCCGCGATGGTAGAGGTCGACGGCGGCTTCGAAGCCGTGCCGCTTCGCGACGACCAGAGCCTCGTCGATGCTCGGGAACCGCTCGATGATGCGAACGCCGTCGATGTTCACGAAGCGAACACCGAACCGCGCCGGGGTCTCGGCGACGAGCTGCACGGCCCCGACCTGCTTCTGGCACTCGGCGAGAGTCTTCTCGGCGAACGCGAGCAGCTTAGCCTTCACCTTCGGGTCACGCTGCGTGTCGGCCTTCAGCGACTCGACGACCTCGACCCAACCCGCGACCTGCTCGTTCAGCATCGACTCGACCGTCTGCGTGTTGTTCGTCATTTTCTGTTCTCCTGTTTTCGCCGGGACCATTCCCGCGCGACAAGAACAGTATCGGCGGGAACGCTTCCCCGCGCAAGTCTTTTTCTCGTCTTTCTTCATCTTTTTTTCATCGCGTTGCGGGACATGCGTTTACGGGCATAGAAAAGCCGGGCGGTCGTTCTGACCCGCCCGGCTTCCCGGGTGAACCTAGCCTCGGCACTCGGCGAGAACAGCCTCGACGAGCGCCGACTTCTTCGTCGCCAGCGAGCCGAGCAGCATCGACTCGACGCGCGAGCCGCGCACCTTGAACAGCTCGTCGTCGTGGTCCATCACCTCGACCGCTCCGTTGTACGCTTCCCACGCAGAGCTGTCGGCGACGTGCCCGCTACCCGTGTTCCACGCCTGCGTCAGCACGGCGCGCAGATACGACGCCTTCGCCAGCGACGAGTCGAACCTCGGCCCGGCGACCTTGCCCGGCTCGACGACCGGCAGCGGCGCGACGACGTTCAGCACCGACCGGGTGAACTGGTCGACCGTCAGCCGCGTCGCCTTCATCAGCGTGAAGTCTTCCGCGATGATGCGATAGCGCGCCGTCAGCTTCGCGAACATCTGCTCGGCAGCCTCGACGACCCGCACCCGAGCGTCACCCCGATGCGTCACGCTGACCATGTTCTTCGACCCGGCGCGCAGCGCAGCGTTCAGCGTGTTGCGGCAGACGACCCGGGTCGGGGTCTCCATCAGCAGAGCGCGCCGCTTCGCCGAGTGGTTGTTCGTCAGCAGACCGAACGGGACGACCTCGTTCCCGAACGCCTCGCGAACGATGGCGTCGTCGATGTTGAACTTGACCATCATCCAGACGTCGCGACCGCCCGACAGCGTGCCGCCGGTCTCCAGCGTCGCGACGCCACGGTCGAGCAGCGGTTCAAGAACGGCGAAGGTCTCGGAGTTCTGAAGCGGGGTGTAGTCGTCGCCGACGATGCCGAGAACGTCGCGGGTGTCGGTGCGAATGATTGCCTTCCCGGTTCCCGTCGGAGCGAACCCGACCGACGTCACGAGATTCGTGTCGCGCTCGCTGATGTAAAGCGGCACGTCCTTCACTTCGAAGTCGGTGCCCGCGAGCCGGTGCGCTTCGGCGAGCGTCGGAGCCTCGGCGAGAATGACGCCCTCGCGGTGCCACGGCGTTTCGTTCACCGAGAACATGCTGCGCTTGCCGGTCGTCTGGTTCATGTCGAGTTCGTGCGCCATGCTGTTCTGCCTTTCGTTTCCTGCGTGATTCGGTGCCGGGCGATTCCCGGCCCCCGTGCTGCTGAAGACAGTATCGGCGAGAACGCTTCCCCGCGCAAGTCTTTTTTTCAGCCAGCTCGGGCGCGCCCCGGTCGGAGCGCGCCCCGGTTCGTTCAGAGCGCCGCGACCTTCTCGGCCTTCTTGTCGGCGTTCGCGTGCGCGATGACGGCGGCGAGCGCGACGGCGTGCGTCGAGTATTCGAAGCCAGCTCCGACGCTCGCGAAGTAGCAGCCGTTCGCGTCGACGGTCGGGTTCCACTTCCCGGCGGCGTCGGTCTCGGTCGCGACAGAGGTCTCGTGAACGAGTTCGTACATCCCCGCCGGGTTCGACGTATTGACGGCGACCGCGACCTCGTTCGACGTTTCGAACGTCTTGCAGTTCATCGTCGCGAACCGAACGACCAGCATGTCGCGACCGCCGACATACTTCGCCGACTGCCAGACCTTGCCGGTCTTCGGGTTCTTGACCCGGAACCACGCATCGAAGCCGATGACGCCGACGTTGTTCTGCTCGCGAATCGAGTAGACCCGCGTCGAGGTCTCGACCAGCGTCACGTCGTTCGTCGAGCTGATGGTCACCGCCGTCGCCTGCGTCGTCTTCTTCATCTTCGCTTCTCCTGTTTTCGCCGGGACCATTCCCGCGCGACAAGAACAGTATCGGCGGGAACGCTTCCCCGCGCAAGTCTTTTTTCGACCTTTCTTCATCTTTTTTTCATCGCGTTGCGGGACATGCGTTTACGGGCATAGAAAAGCCGGGGGTCTCCCTGACCCCCGGCCCCGTCGCTTCCCTGCGACCTACTTCTTCAGCAGCCGGGCGGCGACCTCCAGAACGTTCGCGCGCTCGTCGAGTATCGACGCCCACTTCACGTTCTCGACCAGCTCCCGCGTCACCGACGTCGCGAGCTGTCGCCACGCGAGCGCGCAGCGACGAAGGTGCGCGACCTGCTCGACCGGGTCGCGCCTGACGCCGTCTGCCCCGACGTACACGTCCAGAACCTCGACTGCGTGACCCTGCACAATCACGACCGCAGACGTCGCCATCACGCACCGGCCTTCGCCGCTTCAGCCTCGGCTTCATGGATGGCCGACTTCAGCTTCACGCAGGCAGCGTCGACGTTCCTCGCGAACGGCTGCTGAAGCCGGGGGTGCAGCGTCACGAGTTCGGCCTGCGCAGTCTTCGCCGCGTCGAGAAGCCTCGCGTTCACCGGCCCCATAGCGACGTCTTCGGCCCGAACGAAGAGTGCGACCTGCTCGTCGTCGATGGCGTCCAGCATGTCGCGAAAGTCGTCCAGCTCATCGCGCTCGATGGTGAGCTGAAACACCTTCCCGCTCTCCCGCTCGCGCAGCGTGACCCGCGCCGACGTCTGCCTGACGTTGACGTGCTGCACGATGCTGGACTCAGCCTTCCCGAGCGACGACCGGAACTGCGTGCCGATGAACGGCAGCTTCGCGAATCTTCCCATGATACTCGCCATGTCACGTTCTCCCCTGATGCGTGCGCCGCTGCCCGGGGGACATTCGCCCCCGGGCGCGCTCGCGTTCCCTGCTAATACTGCTGCTCCATCGCGGAAGCCTGTTCATCGGCCTCCAGCGTCACTTCTGCCGACCAGTCTTCGAACGCCGGGTGCGTCACGTCCGCCACGAGCGAGAACCCGTAGAACGTCCGGGTGCCGCGCCCCTTGCCGAGCGCGCGGCTCGTCGCCTCGCTGCTGACTTCCTCGACTTCGAACTCGGTAGCGTCGTGCGCCGCGAGCTGCCCGGTGCCGTCGCACTCGTCGCACGGCCCCGTCACCTTCGGAACCTCGGGGTCGTCCGGGTTCGACGTGGTTGTGATGCTTCCCGAGCCGCCGCACTTCCCGCACTCGCACGGCTCGCTTCGCCACCCCTCGGGAAGCGGAAGGTCGCACTCCGCGTTCAGGTCGGCAGCCGTCAGTTCGGTGCCGCAGTCGGCGCAGTTATTCGCGATGCGCACGTCGGCGACGATGGTCTCGCCGCTCACCGACACGTCGTTCACCTCGGGGTCGCCCTGCTCCATTCCGACGAACTTGTTACAATCCGGGCACCGTGCCATTTTCCGTTCTCCCGTGCTTCGCCGACTCGGTCGGCTCGTTCACTTCTTCGGCGGGAGTTTCCCGCCGACGTGCATCACCCTACGCCATCACACTTCGCCGCGCAAGACCGATGTTCGGGCGCGCCCCGGTCGGAGCGCGCCCGGGGTCGGTTATTTCGTCGTCGGCATCGCGCGCAGCGAAGCCTCGCGCCAGAGCATCGAGCCGAGCGACTTCGTCGTGAACCGAACGTACTGACCGGAAGCGAACTCGACCCGCACCTTCTGGTCGGCACCGAAGCCTTCGACCGCCAGCTCGACGAGGTTCGTCCCGCCGTTCGCGTCGAGTTCCTTCGCCTCGCGCTCGGCGGTCTCGCGCGCCGTGCGCTTGTCGGCCTCGATGGTCGCGTTCTGGAAGATGACCCACTTGACCCGGTTCATAAGCTGACGCGCCTGCTCGACGTCGCCCATCCCGAGAAGTTCCTGCGCGTCGCTCGCCATCGAAGCGACCAGCATCATCGGCGAGCCGCAGCCCTTCCAGTTAAACGAGTCGGGACCGTAGTTCTGGAACAGGTCGCGCTCGGTGCAGCCGAACATCTTCACTTCGTTCGCCTCGCGCGCCATCAGCTTCGTGCGCAGCTCGCGAGCCTGCTCCAGCGTGTCGGTCTTCGCGGCGACGACCTGCTCGTTATTCACGTTCGCGTTCGTCATCTTCTGTTCTCCTGTTTTCGCCGGGACCATTCCCGCGCGACAAGAACAGTATCGGCGGGAACGCTTCCCCGCGCAAGTCTTTTTTCGACCTTTCTTCATCTTTTTTTCATCGCGTTGCGGCGCAACGGTTTACCAGTTCTTCACCCACGACTTCCGCGCAGGATTGCGCACGGGAGCCGCAGCCGCAGCGGGAGCGACGAGCGCGCGCTCTGACAGGGTTCGCAGCGTCTGCGTGTCGGGGAACAGGACGTGCAGCGCCGCGAGCGCATACACCTGAAGGTCGAATGCTTCGTTTCGCTCGCGCACCTTCACCCACTCGCGCACCGCACCGCGACCTTTGACGTACTTCCGCACCGACTTTTCTGCGGTGAGCTGTTCCAGAAACTCGTCGTCGACCCACGTCGGGAAGTGCATGTATCCCGGTCCCGGCGTCGTCGATTGCAGCCGCGCGAACACCGCATCTTTCCCCGTGTCGACGCAGATGACGAACAGCGGGAGCCGGTAGCGGTTGTTCGTCGACGGTCGACCGACGAGCGGCTTCCCCTTGTAACTCGACCCCTTCATCGCGAACACGCGACGCCCGATGCGCGCGCCGCAATACCGATAGACCTGTTCGGTATGCGCGCCGCCCGAGTCGACGAGAACGCACTCGACGTTCATACGCACCCCGTCGACTCGCGTGAACGGCTGCGCGAGGTAGCGGTCGAGGTCATCCCAAACGGTTTCCTTCGTCGGGTCGCCGTGAAGCTGCGCGAACGCGACGAGCCACGATTCTTCAAGACTGCCGTACCCGTTGACCATGACCTCCAGTCGGTCGAGCTGGACGTCGACCGCAGCGACCAGAGCGCCGACTTCCTGCGGGACGTTCGTCCCGTCGCTGTAGTCTTCGCACCGGGCGCGCAGCGTTCCCGGCTCGACCTTCGTCCCGCCTTCTTCCCACGTTTCCCCGAGAACCGTGTTAACCCACGTCTTCAGCCTGAACGGGTCTTCTTTCGCTTCCAGAAACTCGGCGACGCATTCCGACCACGACTTCCACCCGAGCGGCGAGTAGAGCGCCGACAGGTGAAAGCCGACCGTGTCAGGGTTCTCGCCCACCGACGTCGGTCGCCATTCGCCCCGGTGAAGGAGTTCGGTCTTCCGGCTTTCCGACACCCGAGCGCCGCACCCCGAGCAGACCATTCGCGCGGTCTCGGGTCGGCGTTCGTCCCATTCGATTCGATGATGGTCGGGGTCGCGCCACGTCAGCCAGTCGAACTTCCCGCACTCCGGGCACGGCAGGAAGTAACGCTGCTGGTCGCTCGCTTCGTACTCGGCTGCGATGCGCGAGAAGCCTTTCAGGGTCGGCGTGCTGACGAGGAAAATCTTTCGGCGCACGAACGTCGACGTTCGCTTCTCGGCGAGCGACACCGGGTCGCCCTGCCCGTCGACGTCGCCCGGGTACTCGTCGACCTCGTCCATGAACAGGTTCCGAACCGGCATCGAGCGCAGGCCCGCGCCGCTGTTCGCCCCGGTCAGCATCAGGATTCCGCCGTCGAACTCTTTCGACTGAACCGTGTTCCCGCTGTCCCGGGCGCGCGACTCGGCGACCCGCGACTTCAGCACCGGGGTCGCGTCAATCATCGGCTGAATGCGCTGCTTCGACACCCGCTTCGCGACCTCGACGGTCGGCTCGACCATCAGCGTCGGCCCGGGTGAATGGTGGATGATGTACCCGACCCAGTTGTTCCCGGCCTCGGTCCCGCCGACCTGCGCGCCCTTCATAAATACGACCCGCTTCAGCGACGAGGTATGCGACAGCGCATCCATCACGGCGCGCAGGTACGGCGTGCGCGACGTGCGCCAGAGTCCCGGCTCGGCACTCGCGACGCCAGACAGGTAACGATGCTCGTCGGCCCACTCGCTGACCGTCAGCTCGCGGTCGAGCCTCCAGCCGTCCCGGTAGCGGTCGAGGTAGACGGTCGCGGCCTCGGTCATGTCGCCTTTCTGACGCTGCCCGAGAGCTGCGAGCAGACGTGTCGCAGCTCGTGTTCGATGACGCGCAGGCATTCGTCTGGCGACGTCATCCCCGCGACGACCGGCGCGAGCCTCGGCCCGAGCGACATAATCAGGTCTCGCGCCCGGCGCGCCTCGGCGAAAGCGACCTGCTCGACCTCGTCGCGCGACACGACTTCGCCGAGCATCCTCTTCAGGTCAAGTTCGCGAATCCGGGCATCGAGCGCAACCTTCGCCGTGCGAGCGTTCGCATAGGTCGCCGCGCCTTCGTGGTCGGTCGCCGCCCGCTTTCTCCCGGCGACGCCGTTACCGTTCTGCGCTGCCTTCGACCGGCCCGGGTGCGTGTTCTGGATGTATTCGTCTTCGACCGTGTCGAGGTCGATTCCGCCATCGTCTAGCCGCGAGATTCTGCCGTCGCGCACGGCTTTCGAAACCGACATTTTCGACACCCCGAGCCGCTTCGCTGCCTGCGTCATCGAGCCGACCCGCCTGACCTTCCGCTTCTTCGCGGCCCCGGGTTACGTCCCCAAAGTCGTCGGGCAGGTCTCGACGTGGTTGACGGCACCCGAGCGCGCGGCGCGGGACAGGGTCGGGGGTGCCACTCTCACGCGATGAACTCGGCGGCGACCAGCTCCAGACAGCGACCCGTCGACATTTCCGGGTCGCCTTCCTGACGCCTCACCTTCGCGATGGCTGCCATGACGACTTCGTGCTGGTCGAGCGTCAGCGTCAGCGACTTGAACCCATGCTGACGCCCGTCGTCTTCCGGCTCCGACACCTCGGCCAGCTCGTCGTCGTCTTCCTCGGCGCGCGATACCGGCATCGGCTTCAGCGACGCGACGAGTAAGTCGACTTCGCTGTTCACCCATCCCATTTCGACGACCGGCACGCGATGCTTCCGAAGGTGTTCCATCGTGCGCGCGAGCTGTTCGCCGTCCCACCTCGACAGCTCGGCGGTTCGGTTGTCGGCGAGCGCGAACGCCATGACCTCGTCGGGGTCGTCGGTGTCGATGACGATGGCGGCGAGCCGCTTCCACCCGAGAGAGCGCGCAGCAGCGAGCAGACCGTTCCCGGCGACGACGACCCCGCTGCGGGTCGCGACGACCGGCTTCTGCTGCCCGAACCGGGTCAAGCTGAACCGAACAGCGTCGAGGTTCCGTTCGTCGTGCGACCGCGCGTTCTTCGGGTCGAGCTTCAGCGTCGAGACCCTGACGACCAGACCCGTCAGCCTCGGGTTAATCCGCTCCGGCCCCAGAACCTCGGGCGCGGCGACAGCGTCACGCCTCCGCTGCGACGCCGCCGCTGCCCGTACAGCTCGTTTCTTCCCTGTTCCCGGCTTCCGACCCGTAAACCCTCCCCGGTCGCCCAGACGCTAGGCAAAATGTGCCACGCGCCGTGACCCTCGACGCAC